ACCCCTGCCATGATCCGCACACGCCGCGCACATTGGGCAAGATACTGTGGCGCAGCAAAAATTGCCAAGCCTTACCGCCCCCTCTAAGGGGTGGCCCTAGGGGCGGTTAAGAGGACTTGCCTTTTCTTTTTCTCGCTGCGCACCCGCTCACGGCCTCTATCAGGTAATTTTGCAAATTCTGAGGAGAATTCTTGACACCCCTTAAAGGGAGATCTATACTAAGACCTAAGCTTGAATCACTATTTTTAGCGAGATCAGAAAAATTTTATGAGGGAAAATATGAAATATAAGTACGGGCCTTTAGTATGGAATTGTAATAACGATGATGATGAGTCAGGAAATTTTTACTGGTACGGTGACCCTTGCGTAGGCTATGACGAGATAGGAATACCTATCGATAGCAGAGGATTTCAGTGTTTATCTATGGATAGTCCTGTGCATCCGTTGTACCAACCCAAAGAAACTTCGTTTCATTCTCAACTTGACGCTAATCTTCCTACTATTGCTGATTTTACTACTTGGTTTGAAGAACATTTTTTAATTATTGACGATATAAAAATAGCTAGACTAATACTTTCTTGGTGGGAAAAACAATCAAAACATGGAACGCAGAATGCTCTATGGAAACAAGCTATCGACACATATCGTACAAAACAAAGATTGGTAGCAGAACTATGGCCCGACTTAGCGAAATAAGAACAGCACTTGAAACATGGATAGTTGCTGAAACAGGGATTGCAGCTAATCAAACGCCGTACATCGAAGATGTAAACGAATTTCCGAGCGTCAACGTTGGTAAATATAATGCTAAACGAATTGTACAATACTATGGAAACTCTCAAAGTATAAAAACTTATTTTCTTAGCGTACGAGCCTACGTTTGGAGCGATGATAATTCTATAACAGCTTCAGAAGATGCGTGCAATGACATAGAACGTGCGATCGACGGCTTTACTGCTGCACATCGTGCACTTGGAATTTATAACGCACAAGTAAATGATTTGCACACAGATGAGGGACTTTTCTCTCCCTATGGAGTTGCAGATTTAAATATTACAATAACGTATGAGGAAGAATACACATGAGTAGACGAACGGATATAACTAATCAGCTACGAATCGATTTCTCAAGCATTGCTATAGCTGCCTCACAGCTAAAAACTATAGATGAGATCAATGATTGGCCTTATATAACATTTACACCGTCAACTGAACGCAGAACTCATATAGGAGCAGGTAAGCGTATTGGAACTCTTACCTATCTGGTTCGAGGCTATACATTTAGCGACGGAGTCGCCTCAATGGAAGCAGCCGAACTACTAGGTAGACAGATAGAAGAACTTGTAGATTCATTTCGTTCTACTCACTTTATTTTTTCAGACCAAAATTTAACTACACAAGAGCTGTCATTCCTTGTTACGCAAGCTAATGAAATTATTCGACGTCAGCAGCAACAACAGTATCTTGACCTTGGAGTAATATCTATGTACGTTTCATCAATTAGAACTGACGAAGGAGTTATGTCTCCGTATGGAATAGTAGATTTAACAGTGGAGTGCTCATATTTTGTCAACTAGATATATTATTACTCAAAAAGATAATAATCAGTGGTACGTTTATGACGGTGATTCCTTGCTTTACAAAACTGCATCGCAACTTGAAGCTACTGAGGTTTATAACAAGTTGATGAAGCAAGAAAGAGAACAGACATTTACTATTGCTCGTTGGGAGCACGGATGATTGAACACAACCTTATCGTTGCCGCACTACGTGCGAAGCTAACAATTGATTCAGACAACAAGGATGACGACTCATGACAGACGCTATAAGATTATACTATATAGCCACCATCGCTATTCAACGAGCAACTATGACAGAATCAGAAATAGAGAACTATTGGATTCGATATATACACGGTTGGTGGAATAATGCAGTCACTTATAACCAGCTCAAACAACTGGAAAAATTAAAGGAACCATAGAATGTTAACAAAGCAGTGTAAATTACACTTAAAACAAGTAGACGAGACAGCAATACAGCATATGATAGCAGCACTTAAGATCGCAGTTCAACTGCAATATCTAGTTCTTGTGCTAATTATTCATGCTTTTGTTCCAAGATGGTTTACTACAACTGCTAGTCGTACAATGATGCGCATTATTAATGAAAGAACAAATTAATGGCTAATGAAATTCACAGCCCGACCACTACAGTAGAAGCACTAAACCGTACACTACAAACATCACCTCTTGATCCTGTAATTCTTGCAATAGCTAATGATTACCTTTCTGGTAAGTCTATTGAAGTTATTGCGGATGAGTACGGTATATCAACAGATAGAGTAACTTCTACACTAGATAAAAAAGAAGTTAAAAACTACGTAGATTCAGTGTTTGCTACTCAAGGATATCTAAATCGTGTAAAGCGTATATCTCTTATAAATCAAGTGATAGATCAAAAGCTTGAAGAAGCTATGGAAACAGGTATCTATTCAAAGAAAGATCTTCTTGATTGGATGAAGCATCTTGCTGAAGTTGAGGACAAGCTTAAACCTGCTGAGAAAGGTCCACAAGTAGCTATTCAAGTTAACAACTACGACAAACTTATGAAAGATTTATTAGATTGAAAACACTCATAGTTCAGAGTGATATACGCGATCAAACAATATTTGAAAATCAACCTAGCTCTAATGATTATGTTAATGCTCTCGAAATAGCAAAAAATTCAGTACGTGTTTGGGCTGATAAAAACGGCTACGACTATCATTGTTCTGTTACTCCTGTTCTAGCTGAACACACCTTTGACGATATTCGAAAGTATCCTCCGTGCAGTGCTTATTATGAATTTCAAAAACTTTTTCAAGATATATCAGATTATGATAGAATTTGCTGGTTAGACCCTGATGTGGTTGTTTTAGGTAATCCACAACTGGACGATAGCTGGTTCAGTATAAGATATAATGGTAAATTAGCTGGTACACCACATCTACGACCTAATTCAGGTTGTTTTTATGGCTGTAAACAAGCTTTTACTGATCTATATAACTATGCTAAACAACAGCTGAGTTATGAGACGCGTAATCCAGATTATCAAGCATGGCTTGATGCTGATGTAAGCCCTAAAAGAAACTCAACACAAGCCTTAATGACGTTTTGGGTTGCTCAACATACAAATTCTATAAAACCTATGACAAAACATTTGCACACATTTTTTACCTATGATACTATAAATAATAATTCGTTCGTTCATTTGGTAGGCAATAATAAATACTTTAAATTATGCTTATTACGATGGCTGCTAAAAGCTGACGATGTAACTAGAGCAATTATGTACGATATACTCAATGCCCAAGAAGTTGATGAAGTGCAGCACACTAATAAATGGTACCTAGAGCAAGGACTTGCTAACAAACAGTTTGTTCTTACGTAGACATATAAAAAATTCGCGGCGGGCTTCGCCCGAACTATAAAGGACAATACAATGAGTAAAATGGCAAAAGATGACGCTAACGAGCCGATCCCACTACTCGGATTGCAGCCTCAAGGTGGTCAAAATCTTAACTTCAACTCTAGTTCTTCTAGCATGTCTACTGTTTTAGAAGACTCAATTCGTGTAGTTACTCTTTTCTCTACTGATGACTATTATGTAGAGCTAGGAGATGCTGCAGTTCAAGCTAATAAAACTAATTCTCACTTCATACCTGGAGGATTTTTATTTGATGTAGCTCTAGGCTCTGAATTTGACGCTCGTGAAACAGCAAAATATGTAGCCGTTATTGGTGCAACAGCAAGTGGAGTATTACACATAAGCGAGCGCTCATAAGATGGCACTAGGAGTATCTAGACTCCTACTTTCGTTATCTGCAATGAAGAGAACAGTAGCTACTGCTGCTTTCCCAGCTGATCTGCTATTAACGCAAGCTGATGAGTTTATCATTGCTGAGAATGGCTGGCTAGTTCTAGCTAACCAGTCTGATTCAGATACAATCAAGCCTGATGATATATATCACATACTAACTGAAGACGGTGATTTACTACAAGCACAAGATAGTAGGTTCTTAGGAACTCAACAAGAAGTTATTATTATCAATGCTAATGACTTTATACTTGCTGAGAATCTAGATCAGCTTACTGCTCAAAATGGTTATCTATTCTTAGCTAACGAATCAAATATACCTACTACTAAGCCAGATATTTCAAGTTTCTTTAGAACTGAAGATGGTCAAAATATCTTACTAACCCAATACGATGATATATTTACAACCCAGCAGTATAGAGAAGGTGGTGGAGAGTTCTTTGGTGATAGAGATATTCTCACACAAGATGGAGAAGCTCTATATACTCAAGACGGTAGATCTATACAAGAAGATACTCCATTCATCTTTAATCTACTACTTACACAAGATGGAGATGTACTTGCTACTCAAGAGGGTCAAGATTTAACTCTACAACAAAATGAACTAGTTATAGCTGCCCAAGCCAAGCTGGTAACTCAGTATGGTATAGAACTTCGTACTCAAGACGGTAATGACTTCTTAACTAATCAAATTTTAACTACTAGTGCGTTTGAGCCGCCTTATGAGCTTGAGAAAAAGAACTTGTTAACTCAAGATGCTAACACCTTAATTACTGAAAATGGCGATGTTCTTATGCTACAAGATGTTTACATCGCAGCCTAAAAGTGTATATATTTTAAATTCAGTTTTGACAATGTACAGAATTAGTGACACAATATAAAAAATAGATCTACAGGAGTAACCCCTAATGGCAAACGTAAAAATTACCGAACTCACAGAACTGGCCGCAGTTGACTTAGCAGAAAACGATGTACTACCCATCGTTGACGTAGGTAGTGATGCTACTAAGAAAGTAACTATTGTAAGTTTACGCTCTTT